GAACTCGTTGGCATATTTCATTGAGAACATTATCGACGAGGACAGCGTGATATAGTCAATGTAGCCGTAGTCGCGCTCATACTTGCGGATGCACGACAGCACACGCTCACGGAGTGTTCCCAGAATAGGCTTGTGCCGTGGAATGTCCACAATCTCCCTCAGTTCTGCCAGCAGCGCATTGGTGACTGGCAGGGCTTCAAGCCGCTGGCGATAGCCGTCAAAATCGTTATATACTACAGTGGAATGCGGCTTCTGGCACTTGGCTATGTGAGATAATAAGCCAGAGCCGCCGAACAGGTCCACGAATGTCGTACCATCAGGGAACTGCTGGAGCACCTTGATGTACTCCTTGGCAAACATACGCTTCTGTCCCTGGAAAGGAAGCGGTGCCGAAAGATATTGCTTTCTCATTGTCTCACTAATTTTTTCACCGCAAAGGTATGGTCTATCAGCGAGACTAAAAAGGATTCTCACCGAATCACACTGCATCAATTGTGCAGTGCCTTCCGAACCGCTTGATAAGGTCATACACCTTGCGCTCGCACACATGGTAGCGGTCATGGAGCACTGACACGATATAAGTCATCTTGTCCCCTGCCTCGCGCATGCGCTTGTAGTCCTCATAAAGTGCCAAATACTGGCAGTCTTCAAGTCTGAAACCTGCTGAATTTAGCCTGTCAATGGGTTCCTTACTCAATTTTATTATCTCGTAGTAGGTCATTTTCAAATATTTTTTGTACCTTTGTACCGCCAATCATTTATTAAACACGGAAAAAACCGCAATAGGACGACATAAGGACATACTGCCTCCAGTCGTGCACTATTGCGGTGACGTTGTTAATAAATGATTGGCGTCTATATTAACAGGCTGGAGGCTTTATTTTACCCTGCCTCCAAGGGCTATCACCAGATTATGTTCCAAGTTTTGCTCCCATTTTGCACTCTTCGCAGAAGTCGTACCATGCCTGGTACTCCTCTGGCTTTGATTCTTTTTGCCGGAGGAGCGCGATTTCATCATCAATAGAGTATTTCTCTCTGATGAGTTCTACCACCTTTTCCTCGTATGTAGGCACATATTCTTCACTTGCAACAGGCTCTGGTACATATTCTTCCCACCCTGCTGCCAATATCATTTTCTCTGACGGATTGAAAATCTGCTTTCCGTCTGCTATTAAAGGCTCGTTGAAATATTCAACTACACCATCTGCTGTTGTTCTTTTGTACTGTTTCATATCTTACATATTAAAATTTTATTCCATATCTCTTGCGGTCTTGCTCTTGATTGAACAGAATTTCCGTAGCACTTAATTTTCGATTGTATATGCGTATTTGGTATATATCTCCCATTAAAGCATATGCAAAATTGCCTCTTGAGCCGAGGAATGTTCCCGGACCTTGATACCCCCATGAATCGTTGACCATAAATCCTGTTAATTTGCCATTAAGAATACTTCTGTCCATATTAATGCTATGGGTTACAATCTTATTTACATTTTGAGTGATGACATTAACACGTTTACCTGCTTCACCATGTGTAAAATTTACTGAACCAATACCTTGAATATAGCATATTCCCACTGGGGTTCTTCCTTCTGCAACGAAGACAAATCCGCTTTGCCGTCTCTTATGAATTACAACTTCAATGGTCGATGTTCTGTAGTCATAGTTTACATTTGTTGATGTGTGTCCATGACTGGTTTCAGTTCCTTTAAAATATACACCTTTGCCATCACAAACAACATTACTCATATCAAACACAACTCCACCTACTCTATCTACCCATGTGGTGTCAGTCGCATCTGCTCCATCCAAGTGGAACACAAGCCCGTCGCTAATATATGGCTTTACTCTTGCTTCTTCCATCATAAGTTGTCTTCTTGAATATATCTTCATAATGCCCTCCTTTCTTGGAGTGCATTTTCTCCACTTAAATTATTAAGTGTATTTTTACCCCCCCTAATTGGGGTTATGGGTTTATTACTGTTTTGTTTCATATTCTTTACGTTTTAAAAATTAATTATCCGTATGCTTTTAGTCTCGCAACCCTCTCTGGCCAAAAGAGTGTATTTCCAACATTGCAGAAGTATATTTTCATGTAATCGTAACCCTCTGGAACTGTTATAACTCTTTCTTTACCCACCGCAACATAATACGGAACTATAGGTTGTATAGATTTTCTGGTTGCTAATACTCGGTCTTTGCAAAACACTATGGTGGTCGTTTCTTGTGCGTTTGCCTTAATCTTGTATTTTTGACCAGCCTTGACATCGAGGGTCTTATGATGTCCAGAATAGGTAGTCGCCCAGCAGTTGAATTTGTTTCCAGATACAGTTCCCCATATCATTTCACACCAAAATTTTTGTCCTCCAAGTGCACTGACTGGACAATTAATATTATCATATTTCCATCTGACAAATCCGTCGTACACTTCTTCTTCTGCTGCCATTATCAGTTCTCTCCTTGAATATATTTTCTGACTCATGCCGCCCTCCTTTCTCCGAAGAAACGGCATAAATCATTGATACTTAAGTATTTACCCCCCCCCCACACAAAGTTTACTCCATTCGGGGACACATTAAAGGTTTGGTTTACCTTGTCCCATAGTCCATACTTTTCGTCAGAGAGTCGTTGAATTGGCAAATAATAACGTAAAAGAACGCCATCGGTACCATACACTTTAAACCACCAAGCCGTTGCAAGACATCGATGATTGTTAGACGGGTTTGATGTATTGAATATACATAGATTGCCCGCATCCGTAAGAGGGGCAGAGTTGCTGGTTCTTTTCTCGATTCCGTTTATTTTGAAATGACCAGCCTCCCACAAAATAGTCATACGTTGGTATGGAGAGACGAAATCTATGGCGTATTTTCCATTCCAATAACAAGTGATTCGATTGTTGTATAAGACATTTACTCCATTTGAACCATTTCCGAAAAAATGATTATAGTTATTTCCCGTGTTTTGATTAAGCATCATCTCACATTCCACTCTTCCAATCTGATTCATCGTGAGTCCAGTCTTGATATAGGCGTTTGACGGGTTCTCGACACAATCCACCCACTTATACCCTCTTGGTGCTTTGCCTATATAGTTTTCCGCCATTGCTTGTCGTCTTGAATGAACTTTCAGGCTCATAAATACCTCCTTTCCTTACGATGCACTCCAACCCACTATAATGCCGTAGTAGGTCTGGTCCGTCTGGTTATACACGATGTTTACCTCATAGTGCATGTTCGCCTCAATAGTCAGAGTTGAAGTCCACACGATGCCGCTCGGAACGGAGAATGTTGTCGCCGTAGCACCGCTGTCGAAACTAAATTGATACTCGTTGAGTTCGTTGGCAATAGGTGTCGCCAAGGTGATGTCGAGACTTGCCATCTCTGGAAACTCGTACATTTTGTTCTGCTCCAACTCGGTGGCGGTGTCCGATGCCGTCTTTGCAACTATCTCTTTACGGGTTGCGTTGTCAACAGCGGTTTGTGCATCAAGGATAAGTTTCCATGATGTAGCGGTGTCGAGATTGTCCTTGTTTTCGTCTTTCAATGAGGCATAAACCTTCGTCATTGCCTCGTTTGTCACCGTTGCCAATAGGCTATAACCAGTTGATGCTGCGGTAGCGGAGTTCCAAACTCCGTCAACCGAAAACCTTATCTTACCAATTTTTATTTTTGCCATATCTATATATTGTTTTTAGTTATTATAACACAAATACCCTTCATCGTCGATAGACAAGTCTGCACCCACCCTTGATGCAAGGTCAACTTTCTGCTCTTGCGTCATGTCGTCGTAGGTAAACATATCGCCCTTGATATACATGTTCGCTATCAGTTCCAAGTCCTCAACGGAGAACTCCGCATCATCAGGAATGTTTGCCTCGTCGTCATAGCGCACAACGGCAAGTTGCCAACGCTTGCGAGACACATATTCATCATTGCCACGTTTCACAGCCACCTCGACGACATAATCGCCAACGGTTAACTCCCTACCTACCTTAAAGGTAAGAGTGTTGCCGTCAATGCGTGGCTCGTAACTCTCTGTCTTGAACGTGCCTCGGATATTGACCGAGACAACATCGCCCTCTTGAATGTCAAAGTCAGCGGTCTCGCCAGTCTTTACATCAAGGAGTTCTTCAAGAGTGATGGCAACCGTCTTGGTATTGCCATACACCCACTTTACTCTCGCTTCACTTTTCTCGCAACTCATATCTCTTTCCTCCTTTCTTTTAGGTTGTTTCAACTACTTCGGTATCTACGCACAGGTAGCCGTCGGCATCAATGCTAAAACCAAGTTGCGCATCAATGCTTTGCTCTGCTATCTCGGCAAGTACCTCTTGTACTACTTCCTCTACTATCTCTTGCTTCTCTTCTGGTTCCATATCTCGCTATTTTATTAGTTTATGATATAATGTAATGGTCTTTCGTCGAGCCGTCGCTATTAGTGATAAAGTACACGTTGTCGGAACTCTTATTTGTCTTATTCCGCGTTACCGCAATCTGCTCGGAGCGTATCACACGGCTGTTCTGCACCCAATACAATACACAGGTGGCAGTATAGTTAATCATCGGCACGCGTGCAATCGGCTCGCTCGTATCATCCCATCCATCAAGCCTTGTGCGGAAACCTACCCATAACGTGATGTCATCCTCTAATGCTCCAGATATATCATCAAGGGTCTGCAACGTCGATACAGGGAAACGGTTGGGATTGCCCTCGTCAATAGTGTTGCCATTGTAGTACATGCCATCGTAATTGGGTGTTGCGGGCACGATAACGTAAGTGCCGTTTGCCTGCTTCATTCGCGTCTGGTTGTAGCGGTAGAAGTATTGCGACAGCGGGTCGGTGCAGCCATTGTACAAATCCTCGCATGGCACTCCGTCATCAAGATAATCATCGACAAAACCAAGCAGCACCAAACGAACTTCATTGCTGAAACTTGCTTTCACACCCTCGTCAATAAGGCTGACAAGACCTTTGTAGCCTAAGTTGTAGGCTTCCGTCACACCGTCTGGCATCATAAAGATAAGGTATGGCATATTGTCCTCGTCAACACCAATCTTGATAAACGGCAAGCGGTCAATGCTGCGTAGGAACTGTGTCTTGTCGGCAAGCAAGTCAATGCGGGAGTTCTCTCCGTCAAGATGTATTCCAGCCGTTTCAAGGTCGTCTTTCTTGGCAGACAAACTAATGCGCTGGCTGCTCTGCTCTATGGCTGACTGCCATTGCTCGGTAGTCACCGTGCCGTCATCGTTGGTATAACTTACGGTCTTCTCGGACACCTCTCGCATCACGTCACCTTTTACCGTCATCTTCCATGTTCCAAGCAGATTTGCCGCCCAGTTTATTACAAGGTCTATCGGCGTGCCGTTGTAAGTTACTGTTATCACTACCTTGCCTGACGTGTAGGGTGCTTTTGTCGTAGAGTCGGTGTTAAGAGCCGTTATCGTCACAACGTTTCCCGACACGTTAAAGGCACAATGCCCGTCTTGCTTTGATGAGTCATAGCCTACACTATACGCACTCGAATCAAGCACCGTAGTGCCTTTCCACACCCTAATAGTGCTCTCAAACGGCAGTCCGTTAATGGTGCTTGTGTTGTTCTCGTCTTGCTCAAAGATAACCGTTGCGGGGTCTAACGTCACACTAATGCCGTCGATGCCGTCAGCACCTTGTATCACACCTAAGTCAGTCCATGCGGTAGATGTGTCGTCGGCATTCCATAGGTGTCCTGCTTCCGTGGTAGCATAGTCCGTTGCGATGTAGTTAAGTTCTTCCGTGATAGGCACGTTAGTCAATACGTCTTTACCGTTCCAATGCCAAAGGGTTGCTACTTGCGTTCCGCTTGCATCGGTGTCACAAAGATAATACCCTACAAACTTCGGTGCTGTCATGCTTAAAGTAAGCACATTCCACATCGTGCCATAGTCCGCAAAGTGCCATTGCCCTCTATCAAGCTCTATTGATTTCCCCACGAACCTCGTCCCCTGCGTCCATGTGGTGCCGCCATCATAAGAATAGCGCACATAGATGTCAGTAGCCGCAAGTGCCGAGTGCCAACTGTTATTGTCGGCAGAATATTGGGCAACGACATTGGCGGCAGCCTTCTGCACTATCATAGGAATAGATATGTCGGCACTCTGCGTCTCTCCGTTGTAGGTAAATTCGATATGAGCAATAAAGTCGGTGGGGTTGATTACAGGATGTATCGTTTCCGTTCCGCTCGGAGTAAGACCTATCTCGGGGAGATACTCCCATACTATCGCGACGTTCCCTGTATTAATCGTAATGCTGTACAATACGACACCGTATTCATCAAAAGGAAGTAACCCGTTAAGTACATGTGTCTTTCCCTTCCACTTGATAAAACTATTCGCCATATCCCAATCGGAGGTAGGTATCTGGTTTCCCTCAACATACACCTCAACGGTGGTTGGAAGACCCGTCACTTGCGAGATATTGCTTATCTTGCCCTCGTAGTTGGCACTGACAACGGCATTGGCACTATCCAACTCCACTTGCGGTGCGCTTGTGCCACGACGGGCATATACTTGCCAGTACGCGCTGCCCTCCGATGGCTCATAGTCGATACCCTTTATTGTTGTGCCCACAGCCACCACACACCGCCATGTAGAGCCGTGATGCTGCACAATGTCGCCACGTCCGTAGGTCTGATTGCTATCCCACGCACCTCTTTCGCAAGTAAGTGTGGAACTGCCCGTGCCACTTGCGGACACTATCTCAAACTTATCGGCACGCATATACACTCCCTTTGGCGATTGTTTCTGAATAAGGTATCTATCCAAGTCAAAAGGATAGTCCACATCGCTTCCAATGCCCGAATACGTCTTGACGCATGGAATGCCCGTAGTGTCATCAACCTCGCCGTAAGTGATGTATTGTATTGCGCCACCTCTCGTTTCGGGAGTAATTTGATTGCCGAGACAAGCCACATCGTCGCCCACTTCGGGAGCATCGTTAAGGTTCTGTCCTCCGTTCGTCTCATAACCCTTGCACGTCTTAGTCACCCCGTCAGCGGTAAGGCTTATCCATAATGTGTTAGATAGGTCAATATAAGCATACTCCGTGCCCTCGATAGTCTCATAACCTATATTCTCCACCAACCGCCAATATCTCTTGTTCGACACATAACCGCTGAGGTTTCTTAGGTTAAATGTCTGGCAGAATGCTTGGTCGCCTACCTTCCAGTTGTTCACAACGGCTTTCTTCTCTTCCTTGTCCTCGGCAGTCCAATAGCAGCGGTAATATGCCACCTTTGCATCGGGGTCTTCTTGCCACACACCAAAGAACTGACCCGTCAGATGCACAAGTTTCAGCGCAAGGTTAACACCTGCAAACTTGTATCTTCGAGCGTACCATTTGTCAACTATCTCATTGCCTTTCGCATCGAACTTCTTAACCAAAGCAAGTGTGTTGCCCGCAGGACTCTCAATCCTGTTGCCCGCGGAATGTTCTATCTTGCGTATCTCCAAAGAAGCAAAGAATGCCTTGACTCTTGCCGTAAAGTAGTCGGTAATGACATGGCTCTTGCCCTCGTCGTCTTCCCACACCTTAAAACCTTTGTCCGACACGATGTCCGTACCACTATATGATGGTGTCTGCGCACTATTCATTGACACATCATTCATCGTGGCATCGTGCATCGTGGCATCATTCAACGTGGCATTGCCTTGCTCGTCTATGCCGTGAGTGCCGTCGCCAACAAATATTCCCTTGACAAAGGTTATCACTTCAAGGGCTTTGTCTGCTATCCTTTTATTCAAAAAATGAGAATGAGATGCCCGAGCACTATAAAGATTGTTGTCTGTGGGTTTAGTGCCCTCCCAACTCTTGATAACGTCTGGTAAATCAATGCTATTTATTTGCGTTCGCGTGTAATTTCTCACACCGCTGATAGCGTCATTTATCTTCTCCAGTGCTCGCGTTGAGAGGGTATCGCTGATTTCCAAGTCCATCTGACTCGGCAGTGCCACTTTGCGCGTAATCCTGGTAATGCGACTTGGACGATACCCAGTATCTGGGAAATACTCATCACTCTCAAGACGAATCCTGCGCCCGACATAAAGAAGGGGTTGTCCCGTATGCTGCGTTGCCAACGCAGTCTCTTGCTCCTCCACCCACACATGATCGGTCGGTGCCTTGTAACATGACACATCCAGCGCATGCTTCGAGTTGTACTCATTTACTGCATTCTCGAACTCCTGCTCCGCCAGATTGTAATACTCGTCAGGCATCCTAATGTTCCAAAGAATATATGAGTCGCCAACCTTGGGTACCAGCGTACCACCAGGCAACTGTGTATCGTCATCGTATGGCCATATAGTGATAATCTCAAATTCCCTCGTATCACTATTGTAGTTCACCTCAAAATAGTGGTCATCATCCACACCCAGCCCAGCAAGTTCAGAGCCTTCTTGAAAACTCACATGCTTCACCAAACCGCCTATCTCGTAGTCATTGGGGTCAAACGTCAAACTGTCGTCACGGAAGTAATAAATGGTGAACGGTTTCCCGTCGCCGTCAGTCACGTTCTCGCTACGTACAGAACTCACCACGCCAATACGACGCGGATAAATGCCCGAAAAGGCTTCCTGCTCGTAGTGGTGGATAATGCCGTAGCGCTCCACGTTAACGTCCACATATCTCACGCCTCCAGGCAACTGCAGACGACTCGCGCCGTATCGTTCGGGGTCAATGTTGCGGCTGCTACCTATAGGGAAAAGGCGTGTGTAGAACTTCGCATTGGCGGCAACTTCCCTGTCAAGGCTGGTCAGACCGGCGCCATAGGCCAGCGTCAGTTCCTCGCCATGCTCACAACGGCTCAGGTTCACCGTCGAACCTTCTATCCACCATTCCACTCCAACCTTCTCTGCAAGTTCCTTAAGACCCTCGTCGCAGTATTTCCCGAAGTAGTCTATCACAACATTGTCCGTACCCTCCACCGTGCCAACCTTCCAGTCACTCGTGTTCATGCCAGAATTGATACTCTGTATAATCAGACGCATGTGATCGATCGGACGAGCCGTCAGCGTGAACACAGCCTCATTGCCACCATCAACAGTCTTAAGGACAAGAAAACGCTTAATAAGGCTCTCTATGCCGTACATCTTTACGTCGTACTCCCATTCCACAGTACTCTTCTCCTGAGGCAAGTAACGCTCCACAGCCCAGTAACGCTCTCCCTCAAAGTCCACGTAGTCGTTCACGTCAATGCCCACATACTCGTAGAGAGTGAACGAAAGGTTCAGCACGTTGTCGCCCTGAATCTCCTTGTCCTGTGTGCTCGTGTCGTTCGGCGAGAGCGACGCTTTCACACTGCCGTATCGGTCATATAGTGTTAGAAGCATATTCTAATGATATTATAATTATCGTACAAATGGGCGTCATCGTGCTTACTCGTTGACCGAGTGCAGCCGACAATCAGCCCGCTAATGTCGTCAAATAATCGGGTTGGGTTCCCTGAACTTCACTTTATAGCGGCTTGCCTGCACACCCTCCTTCCAGAGGTATGTCAGCGGACGGTAGGCGCCGCTCTCTACAAAGAACACGTGCAGCGTCAGCCCCAATTCCACGAAAGTGATATTCAGCCATCCGTTAGTGCCTGCTTTCAGGAACTTTAGAAATCTCATATACTTCTGCAGCCACTCAGTTTTGGTAGGGGCATACTGTGCGAAGTGCAGCGTTACATCGCGTTCCTCGTTTGTCACCAATAGATTCTGGGAATAGCGTTTGCCGTTTTCTTCCCTGATATTCACACCGACATGCTCTTTCACCTTGCTCGCCGTCATGATGGCGGTCAAGTTCTCCCTGCCGCCTTTCTTCTCCTCTGTCAGGAACACACCGTACTCCTGCCAGATGTCTGTACCGTTTATCAGCACCTGCCCTGATAGTATATGTGCCATAGTCTATTTCACTTTTAGTCCGTCACGAATCATTTTCCTGATGTCTTCCTTAATCTCACCCAGCGACTGCGCGCTGCTGCCCGTGTTCGTCACTATTTGGCGCAGGTGGTCGTCTGCCTCGTCCATCTGGCGGGTCACGTCATCCAACTTGTCGTCCATGCTCGCCCAGTGCATCTGACCGCTTACGAACAGTCCCTCCAGTTTTCCTGCCTGGTCCTGGCTCATCGTCGTGAAGGCACCGGCCTTGCCGCTCTGCGTGACACCGCTGTTCTCCTCCGTGGCTTTCACGATACCCTCTGTCCGCAGGGTCTCAATGTCACGCTTCGCACTCTCCACATAGCCCTCATACTCGGCTTTCAGGGCTTCCAGACGCTTCCTGTATTCCTCGTCGGTAATCTCGCCGTTGGTGCGCGCTTCGTTCAGTTTGGCCAGATTCTCATACCAGTCCTCCAGGTTCTTCTGGAACTTCGCACCCACGAGGTTATTCACCGCCATACGGTTCACCATCTTCTGCCAGTTGTCCGCGATATTGTCCATCACGTCCTCGCTGCCGTCGGCAAGGTCGTAGAGGGAACCGAGAAAGTCGTCAAAGACATTCTCCTTCGTCGTAGTCGTCAGGTTCTCATACAGGGCATCGGTAATCTCCTGCAGTTTGCCGGCTTGGTCAATGTAGGCACTCAGTTTTTCCTGAACTGCTTCTCCGTAGTAACTCTTGCCTGTGTCGGCTATCAGTTTCCACATGTCAACATTGCTGCGCAGCATCTTCATTTCCTCCGGGCTCAGGTCCCACAGGTCACCGTTCCACTGCCGGCCTATCTGACCGCTCAGACGGGCTATCTGCTCCTGACTAAAACCATCCCAGTAGTAGTTCCAACTGTGGTGCGCACTGTGATAGCCGGCTTGCGCCTGGGCTATGCTCTTGTAGTTGGCGTTGGTTTCTTCCTGTAACTGCCGGGCGCGCGTCGAGGCATCAATGGCTCTCGCGCCCCTTGCACTCTTCATCTCGTCCGTCAGGTCTTCGATGGCTTGCTCCAGCAGCTCATTCCTTTTCGTCAGCCTGTCTATCGTCTCCGCCACCTCTGCCGCATTCGAGTTCGTGAACCAGTCGCTCACGCTGCTGCTCAGGGCTCCGAAGGTCAGGATGTTGCCTATCCTGCCAATCACACCGTCCAGCAAACCGCCCACGCCGTTCACCACGATACTCTCCAGCACCTTGAAAAGGTTCTCTGGCAGGTCGAAAATGGCATCTATCAGATTGCCTGCGGCATCCAGTATGCTCACCACAAGGTCGTCTATCCAGCGCAGGCTGATCGACTCTGTCAAAGCATCGAGAATGCCGGTCACGAAATTCTTGATCGCACCCGCCAAGTCCAATATCAGTTTCGGTATCTGCGCAACAATACCGATAATGCTGCCAAGGCCGCTGCCAAGCAAACCTTCTATGCCGCTGCCGATGCTGCCCAGCGTACTGCCAATGGTGCTGCTCAGTGTCGTGCCTATCGTCTTCGCCATGCCGTCGCCCATCTGGGGAAGCAGACTGTCAAGCGTACCCTTCAACTGGTCTATGCCTTGGGCGGCATTCTGGATGTTGCCGAAGCCGTCGGCACCTGTCCAGCCCCTGGCATTGCTCAGGGCTGTAGTCAGTCCGCTCGTGAAGTTGGCCACCTCCTCGCTCGTCCGGTTCAATGCACCGCCGAAGGCTTCCATGTCCTCACGGGCCTGAGCAGTCGCGTCACCAAGTTCCTGGGCACGTCGCTCTAATGCCTTATACTCGTCTGCAGTAATCTCACCGGCATCCAGACGCTCCTTTCCTTCATCACGGGCGCGCACGGCTGCGTCTTCCTCTTTCTTCGCCTTGTCGTAGGCGGCGACGGCTGCCGTGAAGTCCTTGATGGCTTTGTCAAGGCTCTGCCAGGTCACACTCTGGTCCGTACCTACATACTTGCGCATCTCCTGAATCAGATCCGTCACCTTCTGCTGGGTCTCCGCATCGGCATTCCTGTACTCGTCGGTCTTCACCCATGCCTGCAGTTGCTCCATCATCGGTACCATCATCTCCTTCGTCAGGTCACCAACACCGCTAAACAGCGCGTGCCAGTCAATGCCGCGAGATATGTTTTCAAAGGACAGACTCGCTTCTTTCTGTAGCCTCTCCTTGTTCAGTTTCTTCTTTTGCCATTGCTTGGTGGCTTCGTCGGCTTCCGACGCTTCCACGTCTGCAATCTTCTGTGCGTATTCTTCGGCTATAGCCAGTTTCTGCTGTTGGTAGGAGCCATATTCCTTCAGGTACTCCACCATCGCCTGGACCTCAGCACGACGGCGCTCTCGTTCCTGCTCGGCTTCCTCTTTGCTTATCTCTGCCTCACCAGCATCCAGCCTTGCTTTGGCCAGTGTTCGTGCAGACTCCAACGCCTCCGCTTGCTCCTTGGTCAATTCGCCTTTTTGTGCTGCCCGCCACTCCTCTTCAAGTTCTGCGAGTTCAGCAATGTCCTTGTCATAGTCAAGACGCAACTGGGCACGTTTCTGTTCCGCCCCCTCTGCCATCTGGTCTATCTCAGACTGGCGGTTCTTTGCCTGCAGTTCTGTTAGTGCCTCGGCACGGTCTTCTTCGTCCTTAAGATCATTCCTGCCTCCGCTGCCATTTCTGCTATTTCCTTTGGGACCATTATAACGGAGATGGACAGGTATTTTCGATTGCGCCTCAGCGGCTTTCCTTTCTGCTTCCTCCCATTTGTCAGCATAGAAGTCCACATCCTCATCATAGCCCGCCCGCAACGCCCGGTTGGTCTCCAATGCTTTTTGCTTACGATATGCGTTGACAGCGTCAATGGCTCGTTGCGTTTTAACGTTACCATTACCAATTAGAGGGTCCGAGAAGTCCCCAGCGTGCATGTCATCTTTTGTGCTCTTATAACCGATACTTTTCAGATACGCCTTCTCTGCTTCTGAAATGCTTCCTTGTTCTTTGGATGCTTTAGTGTAGTAGTCTCCTGTCGCACGGCTTTTCACTCGGTGTTCCCACTTCTCTGCACGTTCCTTGATGGCTTGTTTATAGAGATCACTATAAGCCTCTGCCTCTGCTACGGCTTTTAATGCCGCTATGACTTGCGGAGCCATATTCACCAGCACCTGTTCCGCATCAGCCACGGAGTTAACATGCAATCCTAATTCATGGAATTTGTTGGCATTTTCTTTAATCCATTTGTTTTTCTCACTCTCCGTTTTCAACTGGCTCCATTGCTGCTGCAGGGAACGATATTTTGCCTCCACGTCACCTGCTGCATGGCCAAGTGCGCGGGACATATCTTCCTGTTGCTTCCTCAGGCGCTCCCCTTCTTCCCTCTGACGTTTCTCGGCTTCCGTTGCTTCCTTAGTACCTACCGTGAAAGCCACCAGTGCACCAACCACAGTCAGGATGGCTGCTGCCAGCAAGACGTAAGGGTTAGCATAGGCTACAGCATTGAATGCCGCCTGTGCTATAGTTGCCAGTTTGGTTACGATAATACCACGCCCTTCTGCAGCCGTCCTAAGTGTAATTGCCGCTGCATGTGCTTTTTCCTGAATGGTACGGATTCCCATCATAAGGGAACTCTCTTTCTGGAGGTTGTTCTGAATAACTGTCAGGGCATTGCTGATGGCGAGGGTTGCCTGGAGTTTAGTCTGAATATTTATCAACTCTTCCTGGCTTGCACCGAACATCTGGGAAACGCCAACTGCGGCACCTGCAGACGAAGCGACGACATTCAAGCCTTGCGCGATACCGTCCAAGTGCTTGGTGTCGGAAGCCTCTCCACGAATTTGGGTGTTGGCATCGTCCATCGCATCACGCAACTCTCCGGCTTTCTTTATCAGATCCTCCAACTTCCGCTTCAGTTCCATGCCAGCAGCGGAGTTCCTCTCCGCCTCAGTCATTCGGCGATATTCAACGGTGGTACTGGCAATCTCATTTGTCAGCAGTCTAAGTTGTGCTCTCATACTCTCGGTCTGTTGGTCAGGAACTGTTGAGGAGGCATTCTTGACAATGGTGGGTATGAGTTCCGCATTTTTCTGTATGGCATTAAGGGCTTCGTTTATCCAGGTCTCCACCTGCTCCATTTCTGCCTTGGTCGTTTCAGCCAACGCGGTGTTCCCGCTCTCCAGGGCAGAGCGCAGTGCTTCTTCCATTGAGCGGAGTCGTCCGGTTTGTGCCTCGACAAACTTCACGTTCTGCTCACTGGACTTCATCAGCACACCGGCTGTGTCTTTTTCTGACACCCCCATTGCCTTCAGGGAAGCGGACATCTTTTCCACCCCCTGACGCAAACCGACAAGTTTGCTGTTGTATTTGTCTGAAGCCCTTGCTCCTTCCTCACCGCTTTGGCTCAGAACTTCGCCTAAACGACGAGAGGCATCAAGCAACTGCTCGACACCTGCACGGCTCTTATCTACTCCTTTAGACAAACCGTCCTTCATCAGGAACTCTATCTCTACTGGCTTCATGTTTCGTTTGTTGCGATGCCATCGCAACCCCGTTATTTCAACTGGCTCTGGTAAAAGCCCACAATATCGGAGGCTTCGTCCTCGGCACTCTGGTTCTCTTTCTTTTTATTCACATCCACATAGCGGGGCGCGTCTGCAATCATCATGATCAGCGTCTGGTAGTTTACACCATGCAGGATGTAGTCAACACTCCAGCCCGTCGCACTCGCTATCGACCATATAAAACCGAAAGGGCTATGGGAGCCTTCCCAACGGCTCTTTAACTCCCCTTCTTTCTGCGGCTCAGTCTCAGCTTCATCGGATTCGCTATCTCGGCTGATCTGATAATAGGCGTAAAAGACTCCGTGCCCATTAGGGTCACGAACTTCTCAAACGCGCCTTTCTGATACTCCCACTTCATGAAGTGGCGGATAAACCACGACAAGACACAAGTGGGCAACCACCAGTGGGGCATCGTCAGGGCGATCATACGGCTCAACTTCTTGCCGTGTTTCGCCAGGAACAGCATCTGACCGTCATAGTCCAATGCCTCAAACTCTTCCAGCGTCATGCCTACACTCAGCCACGTCAGCGCTATCTGTATCTGTCGGGCCATCGTCGGGCGCTTCATCGTAAGCCTAAGGTGCAGCGGTTCCTTCTGGAACGGCACTTTAAAATCCTTGAGAGGAAGGGAAACACCAACATTTAGCAAGGCTTCCGCTCCCTCTCTCTGGATCTCTTGGATGATATGCGCGTCCATCAGCCTTCAGCAGGGGTGTTGTTGATTTCGTATGGAGCACCACCAGCGGCAGGCTTGTTCACCTTCAACTGGCACTCTACCTTCGACACCTCGGTCAAGGTCAATTTGCCGCCAAGGTTCGCCAGGATAGTACCGTTCGGAATGGTCATGGTCTGACCGCTCACGAAGTCGATGGTCCACTTGCCGCTCTTCTCCACAAGGCTCGTCGGGGCTTTCCAGCCGGTATAGTTAGGGGATGTGCCTACCAACTCGCCGCCAAGCACGTTGTGCAGGTTCTCGTAGTCCAACTGGATAAGGTTGAACGTCGGGCTGATTTGACCGTTCTTCTGAACCAGCGTCAGCACAGGCGCATCGGGTACCTGTTCGGCTTCCACGTCTGTGGTCTCAGGCTTTGTGCCGCCCCAGTCCCAACTGCCTTTCTCGATGTAACCGATCACTGCGGTTCCAAACTTTACGGCTGCTATGCCGTAGATAAAATTCTTATTCATTTTTTCAGTTTTATAAAGATGATTGTTGCTAATATACCGGACAAAAGTCCGTAAAAACACCATTTCAATGCCATTCCAATGGGGTTAGGAGACTCTTCCTTCACCTCCTCCAGTTCATACGACGTGGCCGACAAACGACCCTGCATCTCATTTAGACGCTCGCCATACTCTCTGTGCAGGTTACGGATAGTTCGCTCATATCGCTCGCATTGCAGTTCCAGACTGTCGCAGGATGCGTACACATAAATGTACTCGGGCTCGGTCGCCGTTGCCGCCTTGCGTGATACCTTCACGCTCGCCTGACCGCTGCGCTCGCTGTAACTTGCCCCTGACGGGAGGCTACGGAGGCTGTCCGTCGCTATCGTCAGGCTCACCGCCGACATCGGCACCTTCACCGGCTCCGTCCGTACCTCCACCACCTCGCTTACGCTGTCCAGCACCAGGCGAGCCGCGCTGTCCGTGCGGATGGTTTCCGATACTTGCTCTTCCTTTGCCTCCGTCACGCTCTTTCGGGGTGTTGCGCATCCTGTCAAGAACAGGGCACTCGTCACGATAATCGCAACTGTTAGCACCGTCAATGGCTTTCCTGAGACGGGCTGTCTCACGACGGTTGGCGGCAATCTCTTTTCTCGTTTCATTCAGTTCCTCCACTAATGGGTTAACAATGTTCTCAACCAATATACGGGTGGCTTGCTCAGTGTTTGTTATCTTCACCGTGTCGCTTTCGGCCAGAGCCTTCTCTGCCTCCGCACGGGCTTTCTTCAAAGCACTGCGGATGGTCACGATGCTGATAATCGCACCGACAAGGCTACCGCCCAAAACAACATTGAGGATTTCACTGAGTTCCATTTCCATATATAGTTCTTGTCATGTATGCTGCGATGACATCGCAGCCCTATTGGTTAATCCCTATCTCTTTCAGCCACTTCTGAACGTCGAAACTTGGACAGGCCTTGTTGGCGACCTCCCTGTGGCCGATGATCTTCACTTCCGGGAAACGCTTGTGGAAGTCCAGCACGTAGGCTTTCAATGCCGCTTTCTGTGCCGCAGTCCGGGTGTCTTTCGGAGTCTGACCGTCAACGGCCAGACCTCCGACATACACCACGTGGCGGCTGATGGCATTGTAGCCTTTGGCTCCGTTGGTGATTTCCCAAGGATCCACAGCCGCGTCTTCGTTGTTCTTCACCAGACGTTCCACCTTGCCGTCCAAGTGTATCATATCTGTGTAACCCACCTGCTTCCAGCCACGACCACCCTTCGACACAGGGTCTGTGTGCCAATGGCGAATCTCACTGCTTTTCACTTCACGGCCTTCGCGCGTGGCTGTGCAGTGGATTACAAGATATTGCAGGGGCTTGCTCATTGCTTCTCGCTTTTAGGCTTCTCACCTTCCGCAGGGGTCTCTGCAGGAGTCTCAGGAACATCCTCCGCAGGAACCTCAGGGGTTTCCTCGCCAAGGGTCACGGTGGCAGCCTTCTTGCCCTTATACTCGGCGCAAAGACCACGCTTAACGAGGTCGGCAGCACGTTCCTTGTCCTTCACTTCCAGAATGGTCTCTGGCTCATAGACCGTCACATGGTCGGTCTTGTCACGAAATGTGTTCTTTACAATCAGTTTCATTTCTTTCTGTTTTTACGGGTTTAACTTCTGTTTACTTATCCTTCAGGAATAGATGCTGCAGTAGCCTGATAGCCGCTCCTAATCACGCCGCCGGCATCGGCCTTCTTGGGCATGCAAATGAAGTAGTGACGGAAGTTGATCTTGTTGCGCTGGTACTCCGGGTCGGTGCTTGCCTCGCTGTAGTACATCTTCGTAGAACCGGTGGCCTTGAACACACGGGGAACGTAGAAGGCGAACGAGCACTGGAACTCACCTGTCTCGGCTGTCGCACCGACGGCTTTCTTCTGACCGGCGGTGGTGTACAGTGGGTTGTTTGCAAACTCATAGATGTCAAAGCCATACTGACGGCCTACTGTACCTTCCCCACGGTTGATATTGTATTGTTCCTTGAAACGCTGGTCTGTCTCCAACAGGTCGTTCACATGGTCGGTACATAGTACAAGACGACGGCCTGCTGTAGGAACCTTCAATTTGTCAAGCGCCTTCTTCAGATTGATAATGTCCTGCATGCACAACTTCAGACGGCCGGTTTCTGCGTCACGGGCACCGGTGGTCACCAGTACTGGGGTCTTGGCAGTATTCTGCTGCGCACACAACGCATGGGCGGCCTTCGCAAACTTCGAGTCGGTGATGCTATTGCCGTGGCTCTCCTTCACACGCGACATCTTGTCGTAACTGATGGCATAGAGTTCGTCATCGGTCACAGGGGTCACCTTCGTCTGGAACTTGTCAAGTGAGATGGCTATGTCCTGGTCATCCAGTGCCTGCAGGGGGATAGGATAGGTCGTGTTGTTGATCAGCACGTCAGGGTCAACGCCTACCTCCACAAGGTGAATCACGTCGTTGTTCACGATACTCGAACTGTCGGGGATGCCGTCAAGCCATGTGGCTTCCAGACCACGACGCAGATGCTTAACCAGTTCGCCCGTCCAGATCTCGGTATAGACACCGGCACTTAAGGCACCCGCAGGGACTACGTTGCCGACGGTGGCGGCAAGCACATTCAGGCCGACGGCACCCACGGCGGGGTCAACGCCGACCACGGCAGCAAAGATGCTGCCCATCAAGCAGTTCACAAGAACCGCTGCAATCATTCCTAAAAGTCTTTTCATGTTCTTTCTTTTTATTGATGTAATAATTTGTTCTGTATGTTGCGATGCCAACGCAAACTAAATTTCACACTCAATACCGTACTCGGCCTTGTACAGTTTCTTGTACTGCGCCGAGTTCTGCTCACGCATCTTCGACAACTCGTCGCTCGGCACGTCGCTCAGTTTCTTGTACTCGGCATGGCCACCGGCTGGGGCAACGCCACCTGTCACGATGTCGCTCAGTTTCACCTGAGGCGACATGGCGTCGAAGGTCTGCTTCAACTCGTCGGCACCGATCTTCTTGCCGAGGTCCAGGAACTGCTGCTTCTTGTCCTCACCGATCTTCTTCTCGGCAATGGCAGCGTTCACAAGGGTTTCAATACGGGCGGCACGCAGCGTGTCGCGTTCCTGGCGCAGGGTCTCAGCCTCCGCACCGTCAGCCTGCAGTTTTGCCAACTTCGCGTTGATGGTCGCTTCGTCGGCATCCTTAGGCAAGCCCAATTGGAGGGCTAACTTCTCTTGATCCATTTGCTTTGGTTTTTGATTTTTGTTGTTATTACTATGCAGCAGCGGCAACTCTACACCGCCGTCTTTGCCTAACTCTATGCGCTTGCCGTCCTTCTGCAGCACGATGGCATCGTCATTCGCGCCAATGTCAACAAGCGACACCTCAAACAGTTTGCTCTTGCTGATGGTCGGACTGGTCTGACCCTGCACCAGGTGCTTCGGGTCTTCGCTCAGTTCCAGAATGTCGATACCGGCACTCACCATCTTAAGACTGCCGAACTCCCACTGCTTTTTGCAGCGCTGGCTCAGTTCCGTGGCCTCGTCAAACATCAGTTCACCGGTCACCTCGTCACCTTCCACCTTCAAGTCTTTCACATAGCCGATTACCTGACCGCGCTCGTGCATATACAACAGTACAGGGTTGCGGTTGTACTGTTCCACGTTCATGCCGGCGGTCAGTACCCTCGTGCCGTAGCTGTTCAGGCTCTCGTTGCTGATTCTTACTCTTTTTGTCTTGCTCATTTTTTCGTTCTTTATGCTGTGCGGAAACGCACAGCTGCGATTGTTTTTGCTGCAAAATTGTGTCCTTTAATCGACCCCACAAAAAAAGTGTGAAACGGTTGCACACTTCTATGAAACCATTTCACACTTTTTTCTCTGACCGACTGAAAATAACCACCTTTGCATCAAATATCGAGCAAACCGAATGCAGAAGTGCTCGCACTTATGCTGAGGTGCAGCCGATATTCAACAGAGTTAATTTTCAACTCCATTAATAAAAACGTTTTTATGACAAAGGCAGAAATTGAAAGAAAGAAACAGCTCGGACGGTCACTGTACATGTCCGGCATGGAACTGACGGAGATTGCCGACCAGTTGGGCGTGTCAAGGCAGTCTGTCTCTAAGTGGTGCAGCACCGACGGATGGAAGGAGGCGCGTGCAGCAAAGAATATCTCACGCCCTGAACTGGTCAACAAGTTGCTGCTCGCCATCGACAATCTCATTGCACAGGTCAACGAGTCCGGGGACCCTGAGGCTATCGGGGCACTCGCCGACAAACTGTCGAAACTCTCGTCAACGATCGAGAAACTCGACAAGAAGGCAAACGTCATCGATGCCATCGAGGTCTTCATGGCATTCAACCGGTGGATTCAGGACCAGGCTTGCTACGATCCGGACATCACGCCGGAACTTATCAAGGCCATCAACAAGTACCAGAACAAGTTCCTCATGGAAAAGATGTCCTCACCTTCTCAGTTATAGTCTCGTATAGTCCCGTATGTTGCGTTGCCAACGCAACTACTAAAGAGAAAACGCAATGTCCACAATCAGAGAATTCAAGAAAATCCAGGAGGAGTGGAGGGAGCATTGCCGGCAAATCCAGAACCTGACCGACACGAAAAGTCTCGTCCGCGAGAATGCCACCCAGAAGGAGCAGCGCATACGCCGCCTCCAGAAAGACTATGCCGCTTTCTGTGAGTATTACTTTCCGCATTTCCTCACACTCCGTGACAAGGTGACGGGCGAAGCAATACGCACCATCCACAATGCGCCGTTCCACAATGCGGCAGCCCGCCTTGTAAAGAACACGCCGAACCTGAAGGCGGTCTTCAAGTGGCCACGCGGTCACGCCAAGTCCACACACTTCGACATCTTCATGCCGCTCTGGTTGATGTTCCAGCCGAAGCGGCTCATCAATTTCATGGTGATTGTCGGCAAGTCTGAGGACTCCGCCGACCGACTGCTGGGCGACATTCAGGCGGAACTCCAGTATAACAAGCGCATCATTGCCGACTTCGGCAAACAAATGACGCTCGGCAACTGGACGGAGGGTGAGTTCACCACCAAGGACGGGGTGTATTTCCTGGCTTGTGGCCGTGGGCAGTCGCCACGTGGTCTCCGTAAGCGTGAGTCGCGTCCTGACTATATCGTCATCGATGACCTCGACGACGACGAACTTTGCCGTAACGAGCGGCGTGTCCGCGAACTCACCGACTGGGTGAAAGAGGCACTTTTCGGTGCTCTGGATGTAGGACGTGGCCGCTTCCTCATGGTCGGCAACCTCATCTCCAAGACTTCCGTCCTGGCGAATATATGCGCTACAAAGGGCGTCCACGTCTCAACGGTATATGCCGTTGACAATGAGGGCAACCCCGTATGGAAAGAAAAATGGACCAAGGAGGAGGCTCGTGAGTACATGGAGTTCGTGGGCTATCGTGCCTGGAACAAGGAGATGATGCACAACCCTATAGTGGAGGGCACTGTCTTCAGGCAGGAATGGATCAAATGGGCGAAGCGTCCGGCATGGAAGGACTTTACCGAATTTGTCCTCTATATCGACCCGTCCTGGAAAAGCAAGAAGTCCAACGACACCAAGGCGGCCAAACTATGGGCTAAGCGCAAGACGGAACTCTGGCACCTCCGCGCTTTCGTGCGCAAGGCATCGGTAGCAGAACTGGTGCGTTGGTGTTACGACCTCTACGAGTGGAGCCAGGAAGTAGGTATTGCCATACGCTTTGCGATGGAGGCCTCATTCATGCAGGATATGATACTCGACGACTTCACTGAGGAGGGCAATCTGCGTGGCTACCAACTGCCCATCACGGGCGACACGCGCAAGAAGCCGGACAAGTTCCAGCGCATCGAGGCCATCAGTCCGCTCTGGGAACGTGGCTTCGTGTTCTACGACCAGGCACAGAAGGAAGACCCAGATATGCAAGCCGGACTGGAGCAGCTGCTGGCATTCGAGAAGGGTATGTCCGGGAACGACGACGCGCCCGATGCCGACGAGGGTGCCATCTGGATTCTGCAGAGAAATACAAGACAACAGATTTATTCACCGAGGTTCGGCAAGCGCCCGACCTCCAAAAACCAATGGTAATATGTTCCAACTCATCAAAGACATCATCTTCGGCTTCCGCTTCAAGCGCGCCGTCAAGAAGGCAGACCGCTTTCACCATATCACGCACCGCAAATATATGGTGCTGGTCATTAACAAACGCCTCGAAGTCCTCTCCAAGCAGGAACTCAAAAAGTTCATAGCCGGTGGGGTCTTCCGGAAAGGTACCACCATTGCCGACCTTGAAGCAAAGGCTCTTTACATAACACTCTAATTATTAACTATGCTGCGATGTCATAGCAGCAAAAAATATAAAACAATGTTTATTACAGACCAAGACTATAAGGTAGTCATAGGAGAGCAAGCACTAAAAGTTATCTCGCAGGTAAGCGAGAATAACAGAATAAATGCCGAACATGAGGCAATAGAGGAGATAAGTTCATACCTAAGACCAAAATTCGACACCAATGCCGTATTCTCCACCATAGACAGAAACAGTCTCATAGTGATGTACGCATGCGACATCGCATTATACCACATGGCTGCATCAACTCCGCAAAAGATGGGCATGGAGATACGAAAAGAACGTTATGAACGCGCCATCAAGTGGCTGGAGGGAGTTCAGTCAGGGAAAATTGTGCCGAATCTACCACACGCAACAGATAAAGACGGGGAATTCATAGGAGGGACAATTGTGTGCGGGTCGCAGAAGCCTTTAAAACACAACTGGTAGGTCAACTATGCCGCGACGATGTCGTTGCCATAAAAACAAAAGATATGAAAAGGAAAAATAACAAAACACTCGTCCATACTCCATACGGAACGCTGCGCCTGGCCAAGAAGGACGTAGAGCGATTTAAAAAGACGGTCATGGAACTGCAGCGCACCACTGACTCGCTCACCCGAAAGGATATCGGGGACTGGAGAAATGCCTGGCAGTTGGCAATAAACGTGGATAGCCCGAACCGTCAGAGGCTATACGACATATACCGCGATGTGGAGGTGGATTTGCACCTCTCCGGCTGCATACAGCAGCGCGAGGGCTTTGTCATGGCCCGTTCCTTCAAACTGGTCAACGAGAAGGGCGACGAGGACGAGGAGGCAGCAAACTACTTCAATACGCCCTGGTTCAAACTGCTCATGAAGTTCGCGCTCGACGCTAACTACTGGGGGCACTCGCTCATAGAACTGGGCAACATCACCACCGACATAAACGGACGGCAGACATACGACGGGGTGCGCCTCATTCCGCGTAAGCATGTCATTCCGGAATATCACCGGGTCGTTCCTGACCTCGGACAGGACTGGCACACCGGCATTGACTACCACGACACACCGTTTGCCGACTGGCTCATTGAGGTTGGGCAGCCGGACAGTCTGGGGCTTTACCTCAAAGCCGCAACACAGACTATCCCCAAGAAAAACGCCCTGGCGTTCTGGGACACCTTTGCCGAGATATTCGGTATGCCGATGCGCATAGCACGGACTACTACACGCGACGAGAAGGAGCGACACAAACTCGAAGACATGCTCGAAAAGTCAGGAACCGCAGGATACATGCTCGCTGACCAGGGAACGGAACTCGAATTCGTAGAATCGTCGAAAGGAGACGCATTCAACGTCTATGACCGACGCATCGACCGCGCTAACTCCGAACTCTCAAAACTCATCATCGGGCAGACCATGACCATCGAGGACGGCTCCAGCCTCTCACAGTCTGAAACCCACCTTGAAGTCTTCCAGAACCTCATCGAGGCGGACTGCGACACCATACGTGACATGGTGAACAACCAACTACTGCCGCACATGATACGTCATGGCTTCCCACTCAAAGGAATCCACTTCGACTGGGACTACTCTGTGGACTACACACCGGAGCAGCAGAAAGCATACGAGGAAATGGTGCTCAACAACTATGAGGTCGATTCTGCCTATTTTAAGGAAAAATACAACATGCCAGTCGGGGAAAGACGCACAGGCCAGTCTGTTGCGTTGCCAACGCAACCCCAGCAAGAAGAGCAACAAAAACAGCAAAACAACGCCCACCCTTTTTTCGACTGAGCCCCTCCGATTATGAGGGGCTACACCAGCGCTATGCACGGCTGCTCACGGGTCTCGTATGTTGCGATGCCATCGCAACCTTACATAAAGATGAAAAAGATTACAGGAAGATGGCACTCGAATGGGCAAAGCCGTTGAAAGACAAAGAAGCAAGGGAATACGCGGCAGAAGCAGCGGAGGTAATCCTGAGAAAAGGCTTTGATTTGCCACGCTTGCAGGAGGCCAAAATAAAACCACGAGGAAAAGATGTCACCATTGCAAACTATAGGCCACCCATGTCCTTTGAAATAGATATGGGGACCATCACCATCAACACACATCCATATATCAAGCAACATGGAGGGTACAGGGCATTAGAGCAACAAGCGGTACAAACAGGATGGGTCGCTCAAGATAATGCCATACTGCACGAACTCGCACACATGATCGACTATTATGCAAAACACCTGTTCCCTCGCGACGTGCATGAGCAAGTCGGCGACAGATTCGACAAACTCAACGCTGAGAATGTACAAAAGATTCTTTCAAAATATGGAGCAACGTCGGGAAAAGAGTTCCGCGCCGAACTTATAAGCGGAATCCTTGCCGGGAAAGTCTATCCTGAAGAGTTCCTCAGGGCGGCTTATCTTGACACATATCGGGAACACAAAGGGGTTGATGATATATACAAGATGGGAGCCGGGTTGATTCCTAACACCTCGGCTACCGAGCAGAAGTTTGCCGGCACCATGAAAGTACTCTTCCAGCAAAAGGGAAGTCAGTTCCAGATAGACATCCTGGCCAATGACAAGGTGCAGGATTTCATCAGTTCACACGCTCAGGTTCTTGACAACGCTTTCAAGTTCGAGCCTATGTCGGATGCCATGCGCCAGCGTCTTCAGCGGTCGAACTACATTTTCTCCGGCATGAAGACGTTCCACGAACTCAACGAGGCATTCCCTTCTCTCATCGACGAGAACGGCAATAGAAAACCATTCGAACAGTTCCTCAACGACGTTCAAAGGATAGACCGCACCTACAACCAGAACTACCTCCGCGCGGAATACAACTTCGTACACGCATCCGCAACAATGGCGACAAAATGGGAGGAATTTCAGCAGGACGGCGACCGCTACAACCTACAGTACCGTACTGCACACGACGACCGTGTGCGTCCGGAACACGCCGCACTCGACCGCGTCACGCTCCCGATGTCTGACCCGTTCTGGCAGGAATACTACCCACCCAACGGCTGGAACTGCCGCTGCACAGTCGTACAAGTCCGCAAGTCAAAATATCCCGTCACACCACACGACGAGGCAATGGCACTCGGTGAGGAGGCGACGGGTAAGGACACCAAGGGTATCTTCCACTTCAATCCTGGCATAGAGCAGAAGACAATTCCGGACTACAACCCATACACCATACGTCGATGCCGGGACTGCGACATTGCAAAAGGGAACTTGACGCTGGCATACATACCAGACAATGAGATGTGTGCAGCATGTAAACTCGTTCGCCAATGCTTTGAGGGGAAGGCAAGAAAATCTGAATTGAAACGGATTGAGGAAAACAAAAAACTCTACGACAAACTATCAAAAGACAAACGATATAAAGAGGTGGAGTTCAATCCTGAAACGGGTGCATTGAAAGCCACACACCTCGGGCATAATGACGGGGAAGATATAGGTTTTGCCTTTGAGAAGAAACTTGTTGATGCTCTATACAAATGCGGACATAGCGTCATACTCTGCGACGAGCAGAAGAAAGGTAGAGATGGAAATAGGTTAACATCTCTGGATATGATTCTTGACGGTGTTCGTATGGATATAAAGTCAATCACTAAAAATAAAGATTATTATGGCTACGCAATAAACAGAAAGAATAGCCAGCTTGTTGATTTCAACAACAGAAGTGATGTTCATGAAACTGCAGACACCATCTGCATTTATTTCGACGACCCGACCATGTTCTCACCTGAAAAAATCACAAAGGGGTATGAATACATGGTTGCCAATACAAGGAAAGGTGTTTGTGTGCGCCATATAATTTGCGCAATCAACAGTGCAAAAGGACTCGAACTAAAGACGTTTGATTTCCAATAAAAAAGCCACGTCGGACCCGAAGGCTCCCCGACCTGGCAGATTGGATGTTGCAAAAGTACAAAAAAATCCGTTACTTCCAACAAAAGTAGCGGATTTTTTTCATTCTAATGCTGTTTTTCTTACGTTACAGACTTTTTATCGCCACGCACTGGTAGGTTTCTATGTTCTCAATTATCTCCTCGTGGTTGTGGTTGGTGCTGCTTCCCACAAGGTCAAACTCCAGAAACGTCTTGCCTCTCCTGCAAGCCAACTGCAGGTGTATTGCCTCCAGTAAGTCGAACACCTTCAGGCTCTGTTCACGGAACTCACTGTCTGCAGAACTGCTGCCCTGCCAGTCAGTCACCACATGAAGGTGCACTATGGGCTCGGCACGGTACTCCGCTCCTGGCTGTATGGCGTTCCACTGGATGGGCTGGAACTCCACGAACACCGCCGGACGCTCCCAGTTCTCTTCCTGCTCGATGAACTCCACGTTGTGGTTCCACAGGTCGATGTGCTTGATGGCACGTTCCCAACCTTCAGGAACATCGTCTTCAGTTTGTACTACTACGTGATCGCCTTCTGGCGTCACATACAGTTTGGAAAGTTGCTCAATGAGCATCTGATATACTTCTTTTCTCATTATGCTTCGTCTTTTGTGCAGCGATTGAATCGCTGCTCTACCGTTCTTTAATCTCAAAATTGATTGCCTCCTCTATGTAACCGTTCAGGTTCTCCTCGATGATGGCACGGACAGCCTGCTCCACTTCGGGACTGGTACCCAAGAACCGCCGTCTCGGTATCTTGATTGTGGTACCGGCTTTCTTCAGTGCCATAAACTTCCAGAACTCGGCTTCGTCGCTCAGTTGCACCGTCCGTTTGTCATTCCTCCGGCTGCCGTCTTTCTTGCGTCCAAAGGAGCCGGTCGCCTCGTAGTATTTGTGCCAGAAGTATTTCTTCATCCGTGTGGTCACTACTATCTCACCACCCTCATTGTGAATGGCAGCGTAGGGCAGGTCGGTATAGAACGTGATGCTGTTCTCGGTAGTTCGGCTCTGGATGCTGCGGCGCAACTGACCCGTATCGACGAGGATATGACCGTCTGGACGCATCGGGCTACGCCTGCGCTGCCATGCCTCGCTAAAGAATGCCTCACGCTCAAAGTTCTGGTCGAACTCGTCGGACATCTCCACTTGGATGTCCTTAAGGATTCTTCTTAAAATAGCCTGGGTCTCTGACTTCATCTTCGGGGAATAATAGCTCAGGGAACAAAAAGCCCTCTGCTGAAAGCGCCGCCCGCTCCTCAAATTGAGGATTGGACGATGCCTTCAGCAGATTATAAAAGGTGCGCTCACAAATGCCGTATTTCGGATATACGTAACGCTTCCATATCTCCCTGTTCGGGAGGCCTGTTCTGACGTAGGTGTCGTAAATCTGATTGATGTCGGCTACTCGTTTCGCATAACTTTTTCCTTTTCGCTTCTTGGGTCCCATGCAGCTTGATTAGACATATCGGGGTTACTTACTTTCTTTATAGGGGCGGATGTGGAGTTTCATTTCGCAACTCACAAGCACTCTGCCGCTGCCGTCACAGTTAGGGCATTTCCTCGAAAAGCCCAACTTAGTGACCTTGCCTGTGCCGTGACATTCACGGCACAAGGCAACTTTCTCAGGTTTGGTCACTTCCTTGATCATACGGTGGTCTCCTCTTTCTTGGGTTCTACATAGAAGGTCTCGTCCTGAGTCACCATGATACCGCACTCGGCCATAGCAGTACCCATCGGTATCTGTTTCTTGGTGATGTCGTTCTCAATGAACTCAACAGCCTCCAGCTCGCGGTCAGCCAGCAGTTTGTCCTTGGCGATTTCCTCGCTGGTGCGCACATAGCCAGGCATGAACTTCTTCACCAGCGTCAGCGCACTCGCCCAGGTGAAGCCCTTCAGCGTCTTCAACTTCGGTGTGCCGGTGCGGAAGCCGATAGTGCCGTGAGCCATGTCGAGGCTCTTCTTCTTGGTGAACAACTCTGCCTGGTTCTCGGTGGCGAAACTCTGGAGCACGTCAAAGGCTTTGTCCTTCTCTGCGCCCAAGGTAGCCAGATTGTCGGCGTACTTCTCACGGATCTTGGCGCACTGCAGTTCTATCTCTGCATTGATTTTCTGAATCTGTGCGTCACTCTTCGCATAGGTTGCAAATGCTTCATCAGCGGCCTCACGGGTCACGCCGGTGATAATGGTCTTTTTCTGTCTTGCCATTGTCTTGTTTGTTTTGTGGTTATTACTTAGGGTTGTTCTCTATATCTTTCTCCACGCAAATGTGCTTACTGCCTGCCAGTATCAGTTTCACGCAGTTGACACCCTTTGCGTCGTTTTCACAGGTCTCGCACTTTGGGGGCGTGGTGTAGATAACACGACCACCCAGCAAGTCACTCATGTTCTTGAACTCATGTTTCATTTTTCGCTGTTTTTTTTGTTATTACTTTGGTGAACTTAATCTTAAGCATTACCCATTGCTGCCAAAGGGACTGCCGTGACATAGAACTGCCTTTCTTGTACCCTCCCCTCTATGTCGGAGGACTGGGAAGGGGGACTTTTCAAACCGCCCTTGCTCATAATGACACGCAACTTCACCTGCAGCGCGTCAAGGTCTTTCACGCCCAACTGAGCGAACTCCCGTCCGGCAATCTTAGGGTTCCTGCAGAAGTCATTGATGCGCTGCCAGTCGGTGGTGTCGATACCTGCCTTCTGCATCAACTTCAGGCACAGGCTGCGCTTCTTCTTCAGTTGCTCCTTCCAGCCGGTGCGTTCCTCCAGCGAGGCGCACATAGCGTTGTACTCTTTCTGTGTCATTTCCTTCAGGCTCGTGGTTCGACCGTCCGTGAAACTCGACACAAGGGTCTCTTTCATATCCTCGGTATTACCGCCTGGCAGACGGTTCAGTGAGGCATAGAAGCGGTGGTAGTTCTGTACGCTCATGGCAACTTGGCTATTATCTTGTGTAACTTGTTACCGGCTGTATCCAGCCCTTTCTCATAGCCTATCAGCAAACCACAAAAGGCTCCGGCAACGGTACCGGCAATAATGCCGAACACGGGAGCGAGGACTACAACCAGCCAAAACAGCGGATTCCACCATTTCGGGGCTAACACATTCACTTGCTTGATGTCTGTATTCATATTGCTATCTGGTTAAAATTAAACTTGATTCCCATTTTCTCAGCCCGTGCCTCCATTTTGGGGGAGCGTCGGGTCTCGTTTGTCACGGTAGCCTCGTTGGAGGCTTTGGCTATCTCATAGCCGTGTTTGCGCAGATTATGGCGGAGCATTATTTTCTCCCTCGGACACCGCACAACACGAAGGTTCGTCTTCTGCTCAAAGCCCCAGTTCACGCGGACACGCTCTTTCCGGATTGTTTCTTTCCGGCTCTCAGCAATGCGACGGTGCATTTCGACAAAGGCTTCGGCACTCATGCGGTCCTTTGGGCTGGTGCCAGCGTTACGCCGTATGGCTGCCACATACTCCTTGGTTTTCCACAAGCCCAGTTCTCGGGCCATCCGTGACACGCTACCGGTCGAGGTTCCTAAATGGTCTGCCAGTTCCTGGTTCTTCGTATGGTCAAAATTGGCCACAAACCATTCGCGTTGTTCCTGTGTCAAGTTCTTTGCCGTCATGCGTCCACCCCCTTCCATTCTATGGTTATCACAGGCTGCATCTTACCAGTTCCCTCGCACATAGGGCAAGGCTCCTTCACTGACTCGTAGGCTCCGTCACGTCCCCAGAACCATCCGTTCCCACAGCAGTAGTTGCACTGCTGCACGAGCCCCGTCAAGCGTTCATGCTTGGTCTTCATGCTGGGGCTACTCAATTCCAATACTTGCTTCGTCTTACTCATACCCAACGTAATGCTTTGTTGCCGGACATTATCATTTGTTTTACCTTTAGACCTATGGCCTCGGCAAAATACAACTCTGCTTGTGCCCCTGGGCTTTCATCCCAGTCAGGCAGTAGGCAAATGATGTCACACTGTTGCAATGCCATGATGTCAAGCAGTAGTATCTCCCTGTAGAAGGTTGTGCCATTAGCCTTTGCTGTATTCTCCGCTATTGCGCCGTAGCCGCTTGTGGTAGGGTTGAATACCTTATATCCCTTTGCCTTCAGAAACTTCTCTGCGCTGGCGAATTTCTGGCGTGTTGCCTCACTCAGGACCTCTTCGCCCATCTTACCACTGATATATACTTTCTTGCTCATTGTTTCGCTATTTTTTTCTTACGATATTCTTCAATGTTCTTAATCTCCTTTTCGAGTTGGACTATTCTCATGTCGAAGATTTCGTCCCATTCTTCAAACGTATCATGAAACAGATACCATTTTTCTTCTCCCAACCTCGGATTGTAAAATTTCGGAATTCCGTCGTAGTTCTGATTTAGAAATACAGAATACTTCTCATGATGGGGATGGGGACAGACAAACTCCAAAACTTCCACATTGCCGGAATGTACTCTTACCATTTTGCTTCCCTTCTGAAGCTGTGCGATACTTGTTACTCTTTCCATAATTAAAAATTATTTGTTGTTCTTAACACGCCTTCTTCCCACACTACGAAACTGTTGCCGGCATCGGGATTGAAACGCCCTTGGCAATAGGCTCGGAAACCGACAACCCTTACTTTCACACCAGCACGGTAGCGAAGCCTGACGGCTGGTTTCCCCAACGGTTGCCCTTTGGCTTCCTGACTGATGAAGATGAAACTCTTCTTCGGGAAGGCTTCGAGCAGGGCTTTCGTTTCCGGCCATTCCCAGCCTGCGTCCTGGAACGAGTCCACGATGATGAACTTCGCACTGTGTCGTTTCTTCAGGCGCTCTGTCAGGTCTTCCACGGTGTCACTGGTCACCACACGGAACCAGCCCTGTTTCTTGTCAAGGTCAAACCGCAGCATCCGCTCTTGGAAACTCTGGTTCAAGCCCTCCTCATAACTCAGGTAGAGCACCTGCCCGTAGTGGGTCAGTTCGTAGGCCAGTTGCATCACGAAAGAACTCTTGCCGCTCGCAGACGCGCCGCTGATGAACCAGGTGGAGTTCTCCTCCGGCAAACCGAAGGCTTCTTCCCACCTGCCACCCCACGGCAGCGTCTTGTAGGTCTTCTTGGCTATTTCTTTCGGACTGTAGGCTCGTTTCATTTCTTTGGATCCTTTTTCAGTTCTGCAATCAAAGCGTCTGCGAGATATACGGCACACTTTGCAAGAGGCTCAGAATTGTCTTCTATATCCTCCTTGGTTGCTGTAAACCCATTCAGGATGCCCTGTAATGTTTCTTTGGCTATCTCATACCTGCGCTGCTCCCAGTCAACGCCACGTTCGTTTGCCTTGCGCATTTCTTTGTGTATGCCGATGACGGCATCCATATACTGCATTTCTATCTTGGTCAACATATCAGGCTCCTTTCTTTAGTTTCTCAATCTCCGTATAGACTCGTCTCAAACCGCCCTGGCTCTTGCGCACGATCTGACCGATATCGGTTCCCTCCGGGGCGTTCACGCTGGCCACAACTCGCGCCTGCTCCATCAAGAACGCCTTGCGGTCGTCTTCCTGGTCCGGAGTGACACGGCTGTACTTGCCGCCGTAACGTGAGAAGATCTCAGCGTAACCCACCTTCTTGCCTTCCACGTTGCGGTTGATCTTGGCTGCCAGTCCGTCGGCTCCCATCATATACCAGCCGCAGCACATTTCGGTGGCGTTCCAAAGGGCTTTGAGTTCAAGAAAAGCCTCGTATGCAAGGTCGCCGGCTTCGTCAAGCACCACCAGAGGGCGCTCCATCGAGCGCAGATAGTAAACCAAATCCTCATAGGTGTCCTGGTACTTGCCCGTGGCACCCACGCCGAACTCGTTGGCTATTTTCTTAACCAGGGCGCGTTTTGTCTTCACCTGGCTGCAGTCGATATACACGGCGTTGCGGTGCTCATTCACATACCATCGAGCGGTGTACGTCTTGCCAATGTTCGGAAGGTCGCACAATATCACGCTCAGGCTACGCTCCTGGCAAGCCTCTAACTGTGTGGTGATATAGTCGAAGGTCGCGGTCCTTGCGCCCTTCCACTCGATAGAGTCGCGCAGGTTCACGTCCAGACGGCGGGCAATGTTCACCCAGTTGGCATCACTCAGAGCCTTATCCGTCTGACCCTTCTTCAGACTGTTGTACACGCTTGCTGAAATTCCCAGCGCGGCAGCGTGCTTGGCATCGCTGGGGTAGTTTGCGCGGTTGGTGGCTATCGCCTCCAGAATCCGCTGTTTGTTCGCTGTTGTAATCATATTCTAACGGCGTTTTAATGGGTTTCTAAATATCGGCTATCGGGTCGGGCTTCCATTGGCTTCTGACTGGCTGCTCCTCCTTAATCTGGGGCTCCAGTGCCACGGCTTCTGCCTGTTGTGGCGTTGCCGATGGCTTCAATATGCCCACCTCGTCGATAGCGTGATCTTTCACATACTTGCTGAACTTCGCAATCTTCTTGCGCTGCTCGATATAGTTCACGGTGTCCTCTTCGGTTTGCTCTGCCATCACACGGTTGTAGGTCTGAACTTTCTCCACGTGGTCGATGTACTTGTCACCTTGGAAGATGTAAACTTCCGTTGGTTTGCCTTCCTCGTCTGGCATATAGTAGGCGGTCACCTGATAGTCATTCGGGCGAAGTTTCTCCAGAACGCTGGTGTCACTCAGCCACCAGTCTTCATGTGCCACACGCACCGTCGAGTTCCTCCTGATGCTCGTTTCCACACGCTCACCGATGTAGCGAGCCAGCGTCAGTTTGTCAAGAGGCTGCAGGGTCGGGTTGATGCGCTCACAGAGAACGTCCCACCTTGTCATGCCGGGGAACTTCTTCTGGTTGGGGTGCAGTTGGTGGTTCCACTCATAACTGTCACGTCGGTCTTCTGCCACCAACTGGTCCCAACTGAAGTATTCCTTGTCCTCATAGAGTTCGTTGGTCTCGTCGCTTACTTTCTTGTACTCCTGACGCCACTTGCCCTTGCCGTAGAAACGGCCAATGCCCTCGTGGTTCTTGTGGATCACGCTGCGCTTCTTCGCTCCGTTCAGAGGCTCGGCATACTTTTCCTGTGAGTTCTGGGGGGCGCAGAAGTGAACGAATGGGAAAGCGACACCGGCTTGCAGGAAACCGTCTTTGTACTGGGTCATCAAGTGGTTCTCCACCTCGATACCTGCAGGCATCCCCCAGCCCTGCTTCTCAATCAGCCGGAACATGTCGCGGAAGCAATCTACCACCAGACCTTCGTCTTTCTTGCGGGCATAACTGGCGCCGACCACGCACTGACTCACTACGTCGTAGGCATAGTAGGCATGGACGCGCTGCTTGGTGTCCTTCAGTTTTCTCGTCAGGTCCACGTCGTCCATCGTTATCTGTGAAAGGCTAAAGTCACCGCCGTGACGGTGAACGTGTGGCATCTGCTCGTGCATGAACGTCGTCCAACTCATAAGAGAATGCTCAATGAGGGTCTTGTTGGATGGCTTGTTCAGGTAGTTCGTGATAGTGCTCTCGCTCAGTTCTTTTGGCTCACCAGTTTTCTTATCAACAAAGTCTTCGGGGTTCATCAGTTCGCCAGTCTTCGGGTCGTAAACGTCCAGTTCACCGCACACGAACATATTGTACATTTCCGCAATGTTAGTGTTGAATGGCTTGTTGGGCAGAACTGCCAGACCGAGTATTAGGCGCTCAGTCTTGTAGTCAACTTTCCTTGCACTCTGGTTGCCGAACTTGCCGCTGATAAGGCAGCCGTAGCCTTCCTTCTTGTACTCGTTCACCTTCTTCCGAAACCTGAGCGTACTCGTTGGCAGTGTATGTCCGTACTCTTCACGCAGGGCTGTAATGGCATTCGCCATCTGCTCCCAGTTGTATTTGCCGCCAAACAGTTTCTGGGCTGTTGCCGCACGCTCATACAAGCGGATGCAGCAGTTCAGCACACTGGCGTTCACCACATACTCCTTGATTTTCTCAGGAGGCAGGTCAAGACCTGCTTGCTCCCTGCTATGGAAAAAGCATACCGCCTGCTGGTCAACCTCGTAGTTTGAGCATACCCAACCCTTCAGCCGCGTCAGGTCGCCATCGGGATAGAGGGCTTGAACCTTGGCTCTGTAGTCGCGTGGAAGACTTTCAACGGCAACAAGGGCATACTGACCGGCTGCACCACCGCCACGACGCACCACGTCGATGCGTCCACGGCTCGCCATCGCCTTGTAGTTAGGGATGCTCATCACACCGCCATCTACAAGTTCACGGGCACTTATGCAAAGCCTGTTTCCGTAATATTCCATATTTTATTCCGTTTAATCGTCCTGTATGTCGTGATGTCATCGCGACTTTATCTCATTCCTCTCGCCATCTCCTGTATCTGAGGGATACTCGTCAACAGTACCTGGTCATAGCGCACACGGGGCTTACCCTTATACGTCACCTTACCCTCACCCGTCTTCAGACTCACCTCCAGCACAGCACCGTTGCCAAAGTATTGCCGCATCACACGCTCACCGCTCTCCATCGTGTCGTAGAAGATCTCGTCTTCAGGAACGGCAGCCTCAACCCAGCCGCCCATCTCCTTACGGGCAACATGCTGAATCCTGCGCGCCAACTCCGTGTCGCCCTCAAAGCACAGGGCCTTGTACACCATGCGGTCGGTGCAGTTGAACATCTTGGCGAGTTTCGCCTTGTTTTCTTTCGAGACCTTGATGGTTCTCGCACTTCTTGTTTTTGCCATAATCATTTATGTTTTAATAATAAAATTGATACTCGTTTTTTTCTTTTAACAGCAAACTTTCTTTCGTCTCGCTAAAAATTCGTAACTTTGTCCCCACGTTCACTAATGAACATATAAACAATGAAAGAAGACTTCATCATACTGAAAGCCCAGTTCGAGGCAATGAGGAACTACTTCACGTCTCTCCTGCCGACTATTTTCCAGCACGACAAAGAAAAGGACAGCAAGGTGTGGCTTGCGAAGTACCTTCTTTGGAAGTTCGAGCGGGATAATATCGCTCCATACGATTCAGAAGGCTCGCATAAGTCTCTTGGCCAAGACAAGATAGGTCGCCGACGTTTTCAACTGCAAGTTCTGATGGACGTAGCCTATACCCAGGGGCGACTTGAAGGATACGACATACCAAGAAAAGTAAGTTCCGACGCTGCTGCTCAAGCTCAGCGAGTCTTTGAGAGTTCTGATGGATCTGAAGAAACAATGATTCCTCTGATCGATGCCCTCTACGATGATTAGTTCTTTTCATTTCATTAAAAATTAAGTTGTACAATGATGAATACGCCTGCAAAGATAAACATTTTGCGAATAAACACCAAACAAAATGCGAATTATTTTCGCTAAACCTATAAACATTTTGAGAATTATGAGTAAATCAGATATGATTTTGGCACTAATTGAGCATTATTCTAAAGGAAATAAAGCTCAATTTGCAAGCCGTTTAGGCATAACTCCACAAGGACTAAGTACCTGGATTAAGAGAAATACGTTCGACGCAGAACTGATATTCTCAAAATGCGAAGGTGTGTCAGCCAAATGGCTTCTGACAGGAGAGGGTGAATTGATTGCGAACAACCACCAAATAAAAATCGAAGAAAATGCACGTGAGGATGAAAAAAATGTCGCACACCCTGCACAGAACCCCAAAGAGGGTATTCCACTCATACCATTTAGCGCTATGGCTGGTGCCCTGACTGGAGAGCAGTCTGTATTGGAGTATGAGTGTGAGCGTTATGTGGTACCGGCTTTCAATGGTGCCGACTTCCTGATGCCGGTAAAAGGCAACAGCATGATGCCGACATATATCTCTGGCGACATCGTGGCTTGCCAACGTGTCCCTATGTCTGGCTTATTCTTCCAATGGAACAAACCCTACGTCCTTGACACGGCGCAGGGTGCAATCATCAAACGCATCAAACCAGGTTCCGACAAACAACACGTCCTCATCGTTTCCGATAACCCTCAATACGATCCCTTCGAACTCACATACTCGGAAATCTATGCCGTAGCCCTCGTCATCGGCATCATCCGCCTCGAATAGTTTTTCGGGCAAAATCTCTTCCATACGAAAAAAAAATAGTATTTTTGCGACCTCATATAATATAATAATTATGATAGAAGAAGAATTTGCTTTTTTCAAAGAACATCAGAAAGAACTGTATGGTTTATATCCAGAGAAGTACCTTGTTATTATAAACAAGGAGGTTGCTGCCGTTGCTGACAATATCCCAGACGCAATGGATCTCGCTGCGGAGAAAAAACTGGAACCAGGGACTTTCTTGCTACAGTTTTGTGGAAAAGACGAATGGGCTTTTACCCAAGTGTTTCATTCAAGAGTTAGTTTTGCATGA